CAAATCTCAGCCAAACTCTCTTTCTGTCCTTTCTTTGGTTTCTTTGCCATCGTCAGAGACTTGAAAATTGAAGCCTCTTCAAGGGCGCCAACATACTCTCCCAACTGGGGATGTTTGCCAAAGGTCCGTTTTAAAAAGGTGCATTCACTCAGTGGTTTGTACTGAACTGTATGGGCCTCCTTATGTGCATTGGTGAAATCAATGCCAATCTTGGACAACTCATGACTCAACGTTGCCATTCCAAACTCAATTTCGAGAGCTTGCATAGCAGGCACCGCAAAGTTCATCACAAGGTCGTCTCCATATGTCAAATTGGAAACCACCTCATGATAAAGTGGTAGGTGCGGAATGTCGAAATTGGCGGCATAGTAACAGTAACGAGTAATAATGGCATTTTTCCCAGAATTCCATTCAACTGTTCCAGACACTCCAGACGGACTCTGTGAAAGTCCTGTAAAGAGCAATCCATCCATCTCGAAGATAGGATACAGAAATTCTGTTGCCACGCCATCAAAAAGAGACAAAATCTCCTCGTCATAACCACACTCGGCCAGAATCCAACGCCACACATCTGCGACGGCTTTGCCAAAAGCAGGATCAACTGTCTGATCAAATGCAGCATAGTCACCATCACCACAAGTCTCAGGGCCAAATCGAGATAAATACTCAACCATAAAGGCCCAATCGCGACCGGTGGCATTGACTCCAACAGCGCACTCAAACACAGTTGGAAAACACTTCATGACATTGAACTTTGCAAGCATAATCATACGAGTTGCGATCACATAGTGCAGCGGGGCACCAGCAAATACTCTGATCTTCTTGGCATCTAACTTCTTCTTAGTCACTGGTTCATCCTTCAGATTACATCGGAAGATGATGTTGTGACGAAAGCCATCAGCCCAAGATTGGAGCATTTCATCAACTTGCGCCTCAACATCAAGAAGATCCTTGTCAAAGTTTAGCTCGTACACAAAACGAGTCTCTCCTCCGACCTCAACTTTCTTGACAAATCTAACTGTGTCAAGACCAAGTTCTTCTGCAAGATCACACTTTGCAAGCAACTTCCACTTGGGACAATTCAATGGCCATCCCACCGAACTCGTTGGATTGACGGGTTCAAATCCTTTCTCCTGTGGTACTCCGTTAAGAGCATCATAAAAAGTAATGGTATGAACATAGTCACGAATTTTAGGTAAATGGGGTCTGATTTTATCCTTGAAGTCAAGCTTTGCTTTGTTAATCAACCGCGGGTTCACAATCTTTTTGTCATCGGTGACAGACCCTCGTGTCAAGAATTTGTGAAATGAAGGTCGAGTTGCCTCTCGCTGTGGTGCATAATGCTGTCGTTCAACTCCAAACTCCCTTTCTACAAGGGCAGCCATGGGGGAGACGATAACATCACTCCTGAATTTGCTTAAGGGCTGATCATGTTGTCCAAACACTTGGATGCTAGTTTCCTCGCTCTCCACAAAATGAATAGCATTTTTTGGATGCACCTCACTTGTGTAGTTAATGGCACGCCCCATAACTTCATCAGGGAGTGGCGCAGATTCTTTAACCTGCACACCGCCAAAATAGTCCCTAGCTTCCTTAAAGAAGTCACAATCCAGCAATACTGCTGCACATCTTTTAGTGTCCGATTTGCCAGCGATGTGCATCCCAACTATTGTAGGATTACGACTGGCTAACACGACAAGAGATCCGCACATACCATAGTGATTATCGGAAGTATAAGACAACAAATATTGTTCGCCGCCACCATTGATCGGGACCATGCCGACTTTCTCCGCCTTCGTCACCACTTTGTACCTTGAAGGCGCAACCCAGTCTTGCGACTCTAGAGCCTGCGACTTATGGTTGTGGTAAATGAACAACGGAGAACCTTGATCTATTTCAAAATCAGGTCCTGGCATGTACTTAGCGAGATTGATGTTATCACCCATTTGTGGCACATACATCACAACCAAATCCTTGGTTGGATGTCGTAACAAAGAGGCTGCATTCATCATGACTACAACATTCTTTGTGCCAACTCCAGGTGAGATCCTAAATCGCACTCGCACACTTTCTCCGGGAGGAAAAAGATGACCAACAGTAGCCCAACAACAGCTACCAACAGGGTAAGCATTAGCCCAACTGACAGTGCCAACACCCTCTCGGGTGA